AGATTTCGCTTACGAACAACAGACTCCTCATCGATGTCTGCGTCGTAACTGAAATCGTCTACCATACTCTTTACGTCGTCGGCATCTAAGCCGTCTTCCGTAGCGAGATAGTAGTCCGCTAAGAGAGTGTCAGGGTTCATCTCGTCATAGTCTTTGTTAAGTTCAACAAAGTCTTTGAGCCCACGACCCGTCTCTTTTTTGAAACGGAAATAAGCATCAACATCTTCAGGGAGTTCGGGCGCGGACTCGCGCTCTTCGAATAGCTCCCCTACGGTGTTAATCTCTTTTCCGTATCGTTCCTTTAGAAATGAAAGAACTTGTTCCTCATCTAAACCAGCGGGCTCTTCTTGTGTCGGTTCCGACACAGTTTCGGCTACTGGTTCATCAGGTATTTCACCACTTACTTCGGCTTCGTGTTTTTCAAGAAGCTCCTGTTCCACTTCTGCAACAGACTTCTCTTCTACCGCGCCTAGGTCTCGTACTTTAATTTCCATTATATTTAATTTGTGCGAAGATAATTATTTTTTACCGACCTCATCGTGGCTCAAATTCAGCAAGGTCAAAGCCATCAAGGCTGTCCTCGTTTGATTCAAAATCGATAGGCGGTAAGTTATTCTTCCGCTGATTAATTAGTTTCGATTGCTCTGTATTTTGCTGGCTGATACGTTTAGCTTTAGCGTCTTCACGCATATCTTCTCGTCCAGCAATAAGTTCTTCAGTAACACCCTTGAGCTGCATATTGTAATCGAACTCCTGCTGCATCAACTGGTTTTTCAGCTGAGCCTCCATCTGCATACGCTCGATATCAAAGGCTACCTCGGCTTGCTTAATCTGTACCTTCTGCTGCCCTTCAGCCTGTATCTTCATCATCTGTGACTCCGTAGCCAGCTTCTGCGACTCGAACTGCTGCTGTGCCTGCATCTGCTGCTGCTGAAGCTGCATAGCTTCCTCTCGCTCCTGCTTCTTCTTACGCTTGAGCTTGAGCAATTGGTTGCCTAGCTTGATATTCTTAATCTCCCTGATATCGATAGCGTCCTCTAAGTTGATATCGTTCTTAGACAGAGCCATTTGGATATTCTGCTCGAGCATAGCCCTTTGCTCTTCGTCAGGAGCCACCTCAATAAAGACACCGAAATCGTAGATATATAAATCCTTGATATCGTTAAGTATAGAGATATTGTACTTGCCGATTTGATTTGCAAACTCTTCCTTGAAGTCCGCATACTCCAATATATCAGCTACCCTACACGACAAAGCTTCCGCCAACGACTTCAAGATGAATAAGCTACCGTCCAAAATATGTCGAGTGGCTACGTTAGAATTGAGCGCCGCTAGTTTCTGTACCCCCACTAGTGAGTTCGGGTCAGGCATAGAGCCGTCACGAGCTTCGTTGAGACCAGTGATATCACGTATCATATTGAGATAGTGATTGTAGTTGCCAATCAAAGCGCTAATCTTAGACTGTCCTGAGTTACTGGTAAGCTGCTGTATAGGGACTCGTGCGTTATTAAACTCACCGTCCTGCGTATAGCTACGCCCCACCACGCTACCTGTCTGGAAGTAAAGCCGCAAAGCGTCCTCGGGGTTGTAGGCGTTGCCTGTACCAAGGTCTACTTCGTTAAGTCCGTCAGCATCAATAAACACACCGTCAGGGACGATGCGCGACATTACCTGCTGTAATTTAAGGTGTGTAATCTGTATCTGGTCAGCCAAAGGAATCATACGTCGAACCAGTGATTCGATATTGCCCTTGTACATACGTGGCGCACAGGCCAAGTAATTAGGCACAGCATACTGAGATGCAGATTTAGGGCGGACCATATTTTCCGCCATCTCCCACTTGAGAATAATATTGGTTCCCATAACCATAACGCCCTCATACCATACATCGATAGTCTTTTCGATTTTCTCGAACCGACCCTCCTCCATCATCTCTTCTGGCGGGTTAAATGTATCGTCCTTCTCAACCACCTTAGCGCCTCCGCCATCCATTACTTTCTTCTTATAGACAAACTTCTGAGTTGTCTTATAATTAAAGTACATAAGGGTCGTGGTATCTTGATAGAAGATATCGTTATCGTAGAACTGCTGTACGTTGTAGTAGTCGTACCAGCTCTGAGAATGCTTTGATATTTCCTTGAGGTCGTCCGTAGTAAGGTTAGGGTCTATCTTAATAAGCTCAGTGATAGGAACTGTCTTAATCTCTCCCCAGTAGAAATTATCTTGGAAGTACGGGTCCTCGGTATAGCTATATACCACGTTAGCAGGGTCTACATACTTTACCTGTACTCCGTCGCCTTTAAGGAACTCGTGCTTTACAACACCTACACCAAGTACAGCAAGGTCGTAGTCTACGCGCTGCCTGGTTTCGTTATACCTGTTCTGCTCTAGTAGTGTGTTGATAGCCTCTTCTTCTGCTATCTCAATCGCAGGCTTATAGTTAAGCTGCATATACAAAGACAACTCCTCGTCGCTATTAGGAAGCTCATCTGGAGACACAGTAAACGGGTCAACACCAAAGCCTTCCTTTACCTGCATCAAGAGGTCTTTAGAAACCATTTGGGCTTCTATCATATCTTGATACTTACTACGCTTAGCCGAAGACATAGCATCTTGAGCATAAGCCTTTACGTCAAACAAGCGGTCGGACATACCGTTGACTACGATATCTACAAACTTAGGAATGATAGGAATCGGAGTCCAGTCCAAGTTCAAATAAGAAAGGTCGCCATCGACCGACAGCTCACTTTTATACTTAGCAATAGATTGCTCTCCGCGAGCGTACAGTCGGAGTCGATTAAAATCCCTCCACTGACTGTAGAAGCGACAACCGTTTCCATCCCTCTTAAACCACTCATATTGAATGGCTTGTCCAATCTGCAATCCATACTCATAAGTCGCTTTCTCAGCGTCAGACACAAATTGGGTAGGGAACGAGGCAGATGCTATGTTAACCTGAACATCTCTCATTATTTAACTAGTTCGCTTATATTTCCACGATTGTTGTACCTAGCAAAGGTAACAGATAATTTCGATTGCTTTTCAACAGGCTGATAGATGTGTTTTTGGTTAGCCATAATAGCCAATCCAGAGCTTATCGTGGCGTCAAATCGAGTCCTGTTGTTGATATCAAACTTAGCCCAATCTTCGAGCGTCCTAGTAAATGGCATAGCACCTATATCGCCCTGTTCTCGGTACGTTCCTTCCATATCAATACCGACGTGCTTCTCGATATATGTCTCGATAGCCGAAGCGTGAGATTGCTTGACGTCTTCCGAGGTATTTGGTATACCGCCTAACTCTTTTTCCGTTTTCGATAGTTTATTAAACTTCTTGTCGGGACGGTTCATAGAAAACTTACGGTAGCCCCTGTTTTTAAAATGGTATAGAAGCCTTGGTTTGTTATTCTCCGTAAGGATAGGCATACCGTAGAATATACAGGCCATTAGAACTTCCTCGAAGAATATCTCAGCCGTCTGCGGACGAGCTACATACTCTAAGAAAAACTCATTGCTCGGGGCGTCGTCCATATTAAACTTAGTCATCCCGTGAAGAGAGCCGTTCGAACCCCTTCCGCCTACTACACCAGATATATCGTACGGGTCGCAGCCTAGGGAGCCGATATGTTCGTTTCCAGGATACTTCATACCATTGCGCACTACAACGTGATTTTGCATACGAGAAGGCGGCGTCCAACCCAACAAGAACCTGCCGTTACGCTCTGGCGTCCATATAACTTGGCTGTCTTTTTCACCGTTTTTCCAATGAAAAGAGCCCCTAGTGAGGTAATGCTCTTTTATCATTTCGTCGTTATAGTCAATCTGCTGATATATCTTGGTTAGATTGAATATAGACTGCTTGCTTTCATCTCGAAAAGCGTGAGACTCCGTACGCGGAAACTGACGGTAGAACTCGTTGAGCGCGTCGGGGTCGTTCTTGAGTGAAGCCACTTCGTTCTCCCAATACTCGATAGCCCCCATTTTAATAGGGCTCCCATCAATTCCCTTGACATCGTGAAGCGGCTTCCTAAATACAGGCATACCATACCTATCGATATAGCCTTCAAAATTCCACTCCATAGGAATAAAAAGGCTGTACATACCGCTCTTAGTTTGACCGTTGGCGTTACGATTGCTCACGTCGGACTGCGCGTAAAGCGTCTTGTAGTTGCCGCCGCCCTTATTTAAAGCGTTGGAGGTAGAACCCATCATACACTTCCCTATGATTCGGCTACCGAGACGTAGACAAGTCTTCGTTACGCGCCAGTTATTGAGGATATTCTCTGGTTTCTCCCATTTACCGCTCTCGTCGTGAACCAACAGGAGCAGCTTTTCTCCATCATAACTGTTGTCCGCTGTGTTCTTCCAGTCAATAGTGGTATCGAGCCCATCTAACTCGTTATCCTCATCGAGGTACATATTACGCTTGGTAATCTTGGACGCGGGAACTCGGTAAGCAAGCTCTGTCTTTGGCTTGTCCATACCGTCCTGTATTGGCTTGAAAAAGAACGGATAGTTGGCTGATATAGGAACTACCTTATCGGTAAACATCTTCTTGGCGTCAGCACCCGTTTTAGAAAGTATACCCACACGAGCGTCTTTAGCTAGCGTACCTATGTTTACACACTCTGACGACCCCATAAACGAAAATCCTGAACGACGTATCTTCAAGTAACACATACCGAAACACCTTACGTCAGCTTTACAAGCTTCCCAGAAAATATAGAATATACGGTTGGCCTCTCGGAAGTCAGGAAGCCCTACGTCAATCTTGGTCCACTGGAGGTACGTGTAGTGGGAGCCCGTTATGTACGTCGGTACTCCGTCATTCATAAACCACGCTCCATTTTCACGCCTGTCGAACTCGCGCTCCACAAAGTCTACCCATCTATCTTTAAAATCAGCAGGCATCTCATTCCACTGAAATATAGTCTTGATACGTGTAAGCTCCTTGGGATATTCTAGCGGTTGCCAGTACTGCTCTTTCTTGGATTTACTGCGCTGTATCGGGTCTGAAACTACCATAGGCAGGGCGATGCGCACACCCTGTATCTCAACCACTTCACCTACCGTGCCGTCTTTTGATATAACCACAAAGTCATAGTCTTCGTTATATCCGTACTCCCAGTTTTTTGCGCGATTTTTTCTGGCAAGAACGTTTTTAGGCACTACACCTTCGAGCTGAGTAAGCAGTTTATTTTGACCTTCGTTCTGCAAAGCCTTGCTTGGTATTAGTAGATGAATCGCCACGCTTAGCCATAGCCTCTAAATTCTCTCGCTCCTGTTCAATACGGTTGAGTATCTCCAAAGCATCGAATATAGCAAGCTTCTTAGTGGCCGCTGCGTTTTTTAGCCTGTCGGCAGCCAGCTCGTCTTCAAGGTCTGGCTTGATAATTTCTTCTTTAGCTACTTTGATAAGCTGCTCTACCGCCCTATGACCAGCCGCTATAATCTTTTCTTTGAGTTCTTTCGAGTTCATAATACCAAGGTTATGTTGTCAGTAAACATACGGTATAGCTTTTCGCCGTCCACCGTAAACTCGTACTCGCTATCAGGAAGGAATGACACCTCATCGCCTTCATTTACACCAAGGGAGAGCAATTGGTCGTTGCCATATTTAAGGCGACCGATAAGAGGTTCTTCTTTAGAAAACTTTCCTATCCAC